CGGTTGTGATCAAGAAGTACAGTGGCTGGGTGCGAGCATCCCCACTACCTTTGGTCATCACGTCGAAGAGCGCCCGGTTGGGTTGGGTGTGTAGCTCATCGAATACCACTCCGGAAATATTGAATCCGTGTTTGGAATAGGCCTCGGCGGATAGTACCTGGTAGAAAGAATTGGTGGGGGAGTAGATGATACGTTTTTGGCTTCTAAGGATCTTTACCCGCTTGGCTAGTGGGGGACACATTCTTACCATGTCTGCTGCCACTTCGAACACGATGGATGCTTGTTGCCGATCGGCAGCACACCCATAAACTTCAGCGCGTTCCTCGCCATCGCCGCAACACAGCAAGAGTGCGACGGCGGCGGCTAGTTCAGATTTCCCTTGCTTTTTAGGGATCTCCACGTAAGCCGTAGTGAATTGGCGAAACCCGTCCGGTTTGAGCACCCCGAAAAGGTCGCGAATGATTTGTTCTTGCCAATCAATCAACTTAAAAGGTTTTCCTGCCCACCGGCCTTTCGTATGCTTTAAGGCTTCGATGAACGCGACCGCAAAGTCGGCTAGGCGCTTGTCGTAGCGCGAGCTTTCAGCCATGAACCGGGTCGGGTGATATTCAGCTAGCTGACGCATACGAATCAGTTACCTTCTGTTGGTTAAAAAGTCAGTTGCTACCGGCGATAGCAGGTGCCCTCGTAGCCAGTGGGGCTAGGCTTTAGGCAGATTAGCTAACGCCCAGGCGATCGCATGTCCAGCGTCAGCGAAAAGGTGGGCTGACTCAACGATGAGTTCGAGTTCGCATTCTCCGCGGCCTTTCGAGTTAGAACCGAACCCGCTGACGGGTTCTTCCATCAACCGGTAGATTTGGGCGTTGTTGCCAAAGCCTTCAGCCTTGGTCCAGGTAGCAAAACTTGCTAGCGTGTAGTTCCCGTAGGCAAGAACCGTCCCGTAGGAATCGACGCGCATCTGGAGGGTTTCGCTGGTGACCTTGGTAGTGTTCATGGCTGTTTCCTTATCTGTTGTGTACCGTTTCGGTATGTATATACAGCCATAGACCCGCCTACTTATCCAGTCATTTTCCGCCTATTTTCAAGAAAACTTAGAGATGTACATCTCTAGGTCATAACGCTTGACGATAAAGGGAAACCCCACGCCAGGTGGGGTTGCCTGTGTGTTTAGTTTTAACGGGTCAGGTGGTAGTTGACAACGTTTCCTGGTGTAGCATGCTCAAGTTCACGCACCATCGCTGCTGCCCGTCCGTATCCCTCGGTGACTTGTTCGATGTTGTCTAGGTTCAACGCTCCGTAGGCGGTGGTTTGCACCCGCCATTGATCGGTTTCAAAGTCTCGGTCAAGCTCCGGGGTGTAGGGGAACAGTGGGGAAGGAACAATAAAAATCGCGACCCGGCCAGGTTCGATCTCAATGCTGGTGATGGTGTATCCCAACCGGTTAGCACGTCCGATAAGGCGTTCGGTGTTTTCTTCCTCGACGCTGCATTTAGGTTCTTTGGTGTTCATGGCTGTTTCCTTATGTGTTGTGTACCGTTTCGGTATGTATATACAGCCATAGACTTCGCTACTTATCCAGTCATTTTGCCGCCTATTTTGCCTAATAAATAGTGGTTTACATCTCTTGGTTAGTGTTTATTAGTGGCGGGGTTTTCCACGCAGAATTACCCGAGAGCGGTTTAAGTAGGATTTTGCGAACCTCAGCATTCTTTTTACCGCTAAGTCCGATGCGGTAAAGCAGGGAGCGCAGTTCATACTTCTCATTACTTACCTGGCTCGTACTGCGAGTGACCGTGCGGCGGATCCGTTTAGCGTATGCGACCAGATTCGTTAAGAACTCGGTGTAGGCTGTGATTTTCTCAAATTCTGGCAGCTCATCCCACCAAGGGAAACTCACGCCTTCCTCGGTGGATCTGATGCTCAACTGGCTGGTTCCCAGGCTTTTGGAGATAAGGTCTGACTTTGCATTGACAAGTTCAACCAGTCTGTCTAGTTCATGTTCATCAAGTATGGTCGGCAAAGTGATCACCAGCCCGTAGCCAGGGTCTTGCTTGCTACTCATCGCTATTTATCCCCCTTGCCGAGGTTTTCGATTTCTTCTAGATCAACACATAGCTGTCCCATCATCACCAAACCTTCCTTCTTGTGTTTTGTCTGGTCATGTACATACAGCCATAGATTCGCGGGCTTATCCAGTCATTTTCGCCTTAAAATCAAGGAGTTTTAGTGGCTTCGGCCGCTATATGGGAAAGCACAAATTCGGCGCACGGCAAAGCTATCCCGTTTCCCCACAGCTTGTATAACGCCCGATCTGTCACCGGGGCTGCGAGCCATTTGCGTACTTGGTTGCGGGTTTTAGGTTTTTTCAATCCTTGTACCTTGCCCCAGCTGGCCCAGACCTGCCACCAATAATCCAGCACGTCTTCGCTCGGGTTCTCGATGGCGAGTCCGTCTGTCCAAATATCCGGGAATCCTTGTAGGCGGGCACACTCAGTCGGGGTTAAGCGCCTCACGCGATAGTCAGGCACGCAAGGGTCGGTGACCAGGGGAGGCTCGGTCGAATCCGAAGCCAACAGGGCACCAGCAACATTCACGTTTCCTCGGCAGAAGAAGTCCGCCTTCGAGGCGCTCACAACGTCAGGTTCGACGATGGCGATGCCGCCTTGGTTACAGGTCGGAGCTATCCCTGACGTATCGAGCGTCTTGGATACCTCGGTTGAATAACCGTACCTGCCCACTGCCGCGCCGCGTCCCTCATGTAACGCATTAAAACCGTAGGCGGTAGCGATGATGGGAGTATTACCTCCTCCAGTGCTGTAACGAGCGGTCACGGTTGGCGCTATCTGGCATGGTCCGCCCACTCTGGCATCATGAGGATGATGGTCAAACAATAGCGGCTCAATAATACTCTGGTCGTTACTGCATCCGAGCGTGCCCGACAGATTTGTTTGCACGAGCGGGCCTTTACCGCCACCCGATTTACCTGCGCGCATCCGCAAGGCGAACACATCTAAGGATTTGCTTGCCTCGTGAGTGCCTGCTCGAGGATTGGAGGTAGCGGCTTGCCTCTTACCGCAGCCCTGCGTAAGATTCCCTCGCAGGCACGTGGGCTCAAAGAGTATGTGTCCGGCACCTTGGCCTGCAAAATCTGCGATAAGGAAGATTCTTTTACGTCGTTGGGGTACTCCGAAAAATTGCGCGTCCAATACTCGCCACGCAATACTCCATTGGTCTGCCACGACCGCCCCAGCTTTTTGCCATTTGTCAGCTCGAGGTAGGTTAGCTGCTGCTTTTTCGTCCGTGATGGCGATAAGCTCGCGTAGCACTTGGTGGAAATCATTGCCTTTGTTGGAGGAGAAAGCTCCGGGCACGTTTTCCCAAACAGCGAATCTTGGATATAGACCATGACTTGCCTTTCTCATTTCTCTGATGACTCTGACGGCTTGGTGGAATAGACCGGAGCGCTCGCCAGCTAAACCTGCCCTTTTACCTGCCACCGACAGATCTTGGCAAGGAGAACCAAACGTGACCACATCCACCGGCTCTAGCTGACTGCCGTCTATGTCGCAGATGTTGCCCAGGTGTTGCATGTGTGGCAAACGCGTGGTGGTGACCAGAATGGGGAAGGGCTCAATCTCGCTTGCCCACACAGGTTCGATACCAATCTGGGTGGCGGCGAGTGGGAATCCTCCTGAGCCATCAAAAAGCGAGCCAAGCCTTAAAGTTTGTGTCAAGGGTTAGCCTTTCTGCTTGGGGCGCTCGACCTCTTTCACCAAATCTAGATACGCGTATTGTTTGCCGTCTCGTAGGCAGGTAATTCCTGCTGCATCCCCGGTGTGTTCGGCATACCGGCGCAGGATCACCGAGGCGTATTTCTCGTCGAGCTCCATGCAGTAGGCGATGCGGTCGGTGGCCTCGCACGCCATGAGCGTGGACCCTGAGCCTGCGAAGGTGTCGAGCACGATCGCATTCTCCTGGGTGGAGTTACGAATCGGGTAAGCCAACAAGTCCAGTGGCTTGCTGGTTGGGTGGTCGGCGTTGCGGCGTGGCTTGGTGAAGTTCCAGATCGTGGTCTGCTTGCGATCCGCATACCAGCGATGTTTACCGGTCTTGAGCCATCCGTAGAGCACGGGTTCGTGTTGCCATTGGTAGGGAGAGCGTCCGAGGACGAGGGAGTCTTTGACCCAGATGCAACATCCGGAGAGATAGAAGCCTGCGTCTTGGAAGGCGCGGCGGAAGTTCAATCCTTCGGTGTCGGCGTGGAAAACATAGGCGCTCGCACCTTTCTCACACACTCCGACCATGCTCGAAAATGCGGCGAGCAGGAAGTCATAGAACTTATCGCCATCCATCTTGTCATTCTTGATCGACAAGCCCGAGCCGGATTCAAAGGCGACATTGTATGGCGGGTCCGTGAGCACAAGGTTCGCGCGCTTCCCATCCATCAAAGCCTCAACGTCGGTTTGTGAGGTGGCGTCGCCGCACACCAGTCGGTGGCGGCCGACTGTCCAGATATCCCCGCGCTCAACGAAAGCGGCTGCTTCGAGTGCGGCGGTGAGGTCGAAATCATCATCCTCCACCTCACCCTCATCCAATGAGCCGATAAGCTGCGCGATTTCGGCGTCGTCAAAACCGGTCAGTTCAGCATCGAAATCCGAAGCGTCAAGATCAGCAATCAGCAGGGCGAGCTTGTCCTCGTCCCACTCGCCGCTGATCTTGTTCAAGGCGATGTTGAGTGCTTTTTCGCGGGTTTCGTCTAGCTCGACGACCACGCAGTCCACGGTTTTATAGCCCAGATCGGCGAGTACTTTCAGACGCTGATGCCCACCCACAATATTTCCGGTGGTTTTGTTCCAGATGACTGGCTCCACATACCCAAACTCCGTCAAGGAGCGTTTGAGCTTGTCATAGTCCTTATCCCCAGGTTGCAGGTCTTTGCGGGGATTATAGTCAGCCGGGGTCAGATCAGTTAACGCTATTTGCTTGATGCGCATGGTTTTTCACCGCCTTTATAAGCTCGCGCCTAGTAGTCCAGGTGTCTTCCCACTTGCGTGTACAATCCCCGAAATGCCCATACGTCGAATAGCGCACATAGCCAGGTGCTCGCAGCCCAAACTGGTCGATGATTGCTGCTGGACGAAGATTGAACACATCTCGAGCCGCAGCCGTGAGAATCTGGTCGGTGTATTGGCCGGTGCCGAGCGTGTCCACACTGAAAGCAACCGGGTCGGCTTTCCCGATCGCGTAACTAATCGCCACCTGGCACCTGGGTGCAAGATCCGCATCCACCATGGTTTTCGCGATCAGCCGCGCCATATAAGCACCCGAGCGGTCAACCTTAGAAGGATCTTTACCTGAGAAAGCTCCACCACCATGTCCGGCCAGCCCGCCATAGGTGTCAACCATCAACTTCCTACCGGTGAGTCCAGTGTCAGCTTTAGGGCCGCCCTCCACGAACCGCCCGGACGGGTTCACCAACACAACCGTGTCCGGGCTTACCGGTAGATACCGCTGGCATGCTGGGCCAACAATCAGTGAAGTTATTTCACGGCGCAACACCTCAAAATCCTTGAATTTATCGTGCTGGACGGAAACCACCACCGTCTCTACGGCTTGCGGTTTTCCTGCGTCGTTGTAGCGCACCGAAACTTGTGCTTTACCATCCGAAAAGATCCCAGTAATGGTTCCTTGCTTGCGCGCGTCATCTAGCCGCTTACAAATCTCGTGGGCTAAAACAAGAGGCAACGGTAAACGCTGTGGTGTATCAGTGCAGGCATAACCGTAGACCGTACCTTGATCACCAGCCCCCTGAAGACAATAAGCAGACTCATCGCCATAGCGAGCCTCTAAAGATGTGGTCACCCCGCCGTTAATATCGCTAGATTGACGCCTCACCCATACGTATACCAAAAATCTCCACGGCTTATAGCCAGCTGCAGTAAGTGCAGTTCGTACGCAATCACGCAAGTCCACACGAGCATTAGTGCTGATTTCACCAGTGACAATAATGCGTCGCCCAGTAGCCATGACCTCTACCGCGACGCGGGCGTTGGGATCGGCGTAGAGAATTTCGTCGAGAATCTGATCAGCAATTAGATCGCACAGTTTATCGGGGTGACCGATACACACTGCTTCAGCGCTTAGAACCGTAGTCATAGGAATGCCCTTTCAGTAGAAAAATCAAAAGAAACAAAAACTCCCCACCATCAGCCAGGAGCAGGGAGCGAAGAAAACGAGGAAAACCCGAGTCAGGTGTGATACTGGGATTCGTGCAAGACGAAACGAGTAAACCTAATCCGCCAGAGCAGGAGCCTTCTGATGGTGATGGTAAGGCCGTGGTTTACGGAATGATTGCCGAGATGATGGCCGGCATTATCTTTGGGTTCGTTATGAGCAATATTGCCTTGGGGTTAGCTATCGGCATAGGAGTTGGGATCGCGCTAGGGGCAGGTTTCAGCGAATCAAAAGGCTCCAAATAATCCCGGGAAACAACTAGGGCGCGTCTACGAGCGTGATTTTAACAACTGTTCCATAACCTCATCACCCGTGGCCGCCCCGGTATAGTCGCTAGTGCAGTTAGCTCGCACAATCTCAAAAATCTCATACCAATACACGTTTGCTTGTTTACCAAAAGACTGGCTCATTGCAACGAACGGGGAAGCGATAGCAGCCCCGGTAGTTGGGTGTTTGCCGAGCAGCCCGAACTTGGAGATCGCTTGCTCACACTGCAC